AATTTCATCAATTTCAATACCGCCATCAAGAATAAGAGGTCGCCTTCCTCCAGCATCTGGCTTATAGCGAGCAGACCACGACTGAATCATTCTTTCTTTTATCTTTTCCGATAAAGTATTAGGTGATTTTAGTACAAGACCCGGAACTGCTCCATTCTTAAAAAAGTTATCTTGAAAATCTCTCATACGCCGCATTAGTATCATTGTTCTAAGTGCGGGCTTGAGTCTAGATACCCCTCTATATATTGAATAGAATGAGTTATCTTTTATATGAATAATTTCTTTAGCAGAGTAGTCTACTTGTTCGTTATATGTAAACTTATCTATGTAAGTGGTTTCGCTTGCATGAATTTTCATTTTACTTGCAGGCAAGTGGTAAATGTGAACCCCATCATAGTAAATAAATATATTTCCATCTAGTAAGTAATCTATTAATAAATTACGACGAAAAGTATTGATGTCTTGAAAAAGGTTAGGCTCTTTATTTAAAAGAAGGTCTATTCTAGACCTTTTAATTCCTTTTACTATGCTAGAAATAGGCAGCTGAGCCCCTACTTTTACATTTATTTCTGCGCAGTCATCAACCAACATATTGACGCCACGATTTACAATTTCTAAATCTTCGTATGCTCTTTCATAGCTGAAGGTATCTTCGCGACTTCCTTCAATTTTGTGCTCATAGTAAGGCTGTGCTGGATTTAATTTTTCTTCCGCATTAGGCTTTCTACCAATTATTCTGTCATACCATGCCATACTTATCTCTTTGAATATCTACCCAGCGCATTTGTTTTTCTGCCGTGCCAAGTCCAGGGTTTCTTCCGTAAATTTTATGCAGTTCTAAATGATGCGCATGGCAGATAGTAACAGTGTGTTCGTACAGCTCTGCCCAGTTGTCTTCTATGAATTCGTCCCGCCAAATCGTTATATACTCATCCGTATAGTGCGAAGGTCTTTCTTTTATCTTTTGCCTTAACCACTTTGCTAGTAAGGGACTTAAAGAATAAAAATGATGAAAGTCAAGGGAGCTGGTTGATCCACAAATGTAGCATTCATCATCTTTTTTGTACTTTGATTTTGCTCGATCCCTTATGTACTTCACAGGGTCTCTTTTGAGCTTTTTCATTATTGCCATTTTAACCTCTGGGAGATGAATTGTCAAACATTATTTTTACAAGGTGTCGCTAGAACGATGTGATTGCAGTTTCAAATGAATATAGTGCATATCTTAGTGCGTCTGCCATGTGCGATGCTCTATTGTGCTTTGGCTTTTCTCGAGCTAGATTAGGATTTGCATCCCATTGATATTGATCTAAGCATGTAAGAGTTTCAGCGCATCGTTGGTCGACAAACAATTTGTCATTGTCTACTATTCCTGCGACATGGGCAATGCCATCAAGCACAGATTTCTTAGCGTTATTTGTAGGAATATCGTAATTTTGTGCGAAATCAAATCGTGTTTGCTGAGCTGCGGAATCTATGTAAATATAATCTATCTCCCATTTCTCCATTCGTCTTTGAATTTCAACGGCATGCTGCTCTGTTGTTTTTTCAGCATCCAAATACTCGTCTAATACGTAATACTTTTCTTCATCCCAATCGTAAGCAATTACGCAAAAAGCAGTAGGATCACGGTAACCGACGTCAAGGCCAGCAAATACATCCATGCTAGTGGTATCCAATGCCTCATTGTTGGAGATACACTCCTCGTGATTAAAGTTCCAAATTTGTCCTTCATAGGTATTAAAATCTGCTTCATATTCTTGTCTAAATTCTGCTTCTGACATACTTTTACGTGCTTCAGCAATATCTAACTCGCTCATGCGAGGGTTATCTTCGTATCCTGCTCTGATTGAGCACCACTCTGGGAACTCATCATTAAAACCTCTGTCAAAGAACTCTGCGAACCAGTTATTTCTACCTCGCGGAGTGGATATAAAGATTGCTTTAGAGTTGTCTTTATCTAGGGTAGGACGCAATGCTACGTTAAATGCATCTTTACCGTCTGCGAGTGCGGCCTCATCAAATATAATTAAATCGTAACTTCTTCCCACACACGAGTCTACTTGATTTACGGAACCCATCCGTACGGTAGACCCATTACTTAATTCTATAACTTTATCCTTGGCATTATCTTTTGCTACCTCCAAGTCAAAGTGTTTAATTAATTGTCTTTGTAAATCAAAAGAAATCTGAGACAGCGAATAATTGGGAGACATTATAAGAATATTAGAACCGGGAACAAGAGAGACAAGTTGCCCGATTATGTTCGCGATATATGTTTTGCCCTGTCTTCGACTAACTGCAGCACACACAAATCTATACTTAGAGTTATTAATCGCATTAATGATGGCTACCTGGGACGGTAGCGGGGAGACACCTAGTAAATCAAGGTACTGAGTTACTGGTAATTTGAGGAAGCGTGTCTCAGATTGTAAATCTAACAGTTCTTCTGATATTATATCAGCCCTGCTTACCTGTACCGCCATGACTTATTGCTCTACTTTTGTTGCATTTCGGTAATAGATAATAATCTCTTTCTGCTGTCGAATATACCTACGCAGCTCTTGAAGATTATAGGCCATGTTTTCATAGTCTTGAGGTGTCATTCCAAAAATTACAAAAGTTCCATCTTGCATTTTGGAAATTTTAGCAATTTGCTCCTCAAGATTTTTTTCCGTCACTACAAAAAATTCTACGTCCTGCAGGTCAATTCTTTTAGGCAGCTGAGGTTGATAAATTTCGAGAGTTTTATATTCTGTGACTGTTTTTATAATCGGCTCGGGGGTTGGTAGAGGGTCTCTCTGCATGAAAGAACAGCCAGATAAAAATGCTATTGTTAAAAAACTAGTTAGTATCCGCATTTTCCACCTCTATACTGTCGCTTTCAATCGCTTCAAAAACTTTTTTTGTGCCATTGTTAATACGTGGCTCTACCATTCCGGGCTTTGCTCTCGCTAGCCTAGTAAGATCATGCCTTTTAAAAATAGAGAGGTAATCATCCATCTCTTCTTGCATAGCTGTATTTTTCTCTGTCAGCTCCCCTACGGCCTTCAATTGTAGTTGTAGGTTTTGTTCTGCTTGTTCTCTTGAAATTGTTTCTGCTTCAAGAGCTGTTTCAAGCTTTGATGTATTTTCTTTTAAAATTACATTGTTTGCTTCAAGTTGTGCTATTGTTGCCTCTGCTTTGCTTACAGTTGTAGTATGGTATGCATATGCACCTCCGGCTACAACTAATAGTAAAGGCATGGCCTTCATTAATCCCAACATGGTTCTTTTTCCACAATTTGATAATTGAATTTATCTTGCGTATGAAGCTCAAAAAGTTCTCCAGTTGCAAGAGTCCCTTTTATATGAGTTGGGGAGACTTTATTGATTGAGCGAAAAAAGTACTCTGTCTTTTTCAAAGGGTCAACCCATATAGTAACTTGATATTCTTTAATAAATAAAGATTTTAACCATCTCCAAAATTTAATCATTTTTCCTATGCCTGTTCCAAGCAACAAAGCCAAATAATCGTAATGACCAATAGGCTAAGTAATTTAATAATTTAAATCCATTTTGTTCAATGCAAATATCTCGAAAAATTACATCCATTTCTTTCTGAGTTTTTGATTCAGCAAATGTATTTGTTTTTACCAGCTCAGCGTACTTGTACCCATAATCGTGAACAAGACCACCCATAAGTAAGACTCCAACGGGCGAAAGCCACATTGCAAGAAACTTAGGTACTGATGCACCATCAAATTCAAAGCCTTTGTGAATAACATACTCTTCTCCATCCAAAAAGTAGTACCAATCTTCTACTAGCTCCCAGCGTCGAGTCCCTGTTAGCCATAGCCAAATTGCTTTCCAGAACCCTTTATCTGCTGTGCAAATTTTTATAGGTTTTAACATGGGCATTTCTACATACTCAAACCCAATACGATCTTCTCCTTGTCCATCGAATCGACTAATTAGAAAACCAATAATTATAAGTATTCCAACAAGCACTGGCTGCCAGAATGTTATCATAAGATCAGCAATCACTTTTTACTCCAAGCAGTAGCTCCAAAGAACGCTGCGACAAGGCCTGCTACAGCCACAAAATAGGTCGGTGCCATATCTCCGAGGACATCGGCAGCATGTTCATATCCAGCAATTTGAGCACCAACAACAGCGAAAGGATATACCAACATGCCAAGCAAAGCAAACCAAGCCATGTTTCTTTGGGCATCACGCATCGCATCAGCATCTTCATACTCTTTTCTTTTAAACTCAAGATCTAACTCCATCTCTCGCTGTGAGATGTGTCCATCTCCGTTGAGGTCCATTTTATCTGCGACCGATTTGTCGACTGTTACTACTTCTTCTTCAGCCATTACCACTTCACCTTATTTGCCCAGTAAGCTGCACTCATTTTTCCACGAGCTATATTCTTACGGTGTCGGGCCTTGAAAGAGGCGCGCTTCTTTTTCATGCGCTCGCTTTCTCCCGCTTTTGGTTTTCCTGCGGTTTTTGCACCCTGTTGCCCAAAGCGAATAGTCTTGATCTTGTTTCCTACTTTAGCCACGACAATATGTGACTTTTTCGGATGGCCTGGAGTGCGCTTAGGTTTATTATACCCAGACACTCCGGCTCTTTTTAATCTGGGGTCTCTCTTCTTACCTCTTCTTTTTGCGGCCACGTTTCTTTCCATACCCAGAAGCATATATTGCTCTGCCTTGCCGCTCTGCAGCTTTTCGACTTTTATAGACCTTGCCAGACTTACCCCAGCGATACCCTCCTTTAACTTTTCTTACGGGCACGTTTTTTCTTCTTGCCTAATTCTACTCGTCGTTTAATTAGGGACCGAGGTACAGTTTTCCCTTCTTTATAAAGTTTTGAGATTCTTTTGATAAGTCTCGCAAGCTCTGAGCGCCGTGCTCCTTTTGTACTTCCTAAATATTTTTTAGGTATACGAGTCTTTTTATCTTTTGCTGGCCCTCTTTTCTTCTTTCTCATGCGATATAATCTAAATAACGGATGTTAGTAAATGTATCTAACTTTCCGTCCCTATCATAGGTAGTGACGCTATAAATAGTATTAGTTATTTTGTGCTTATCGTCATCTACTTTAGATACACTTTGAGTGGTATACTCTTTCGAGTATGAAGTAGGAATTGCATCTATAGCACTTACTTCCATGCTATCGCTTCTTGCGCGTCTTGCGCTTCTTGGCTCCACGCTTAATATCATTGTCTTGTGAATGCCCTCCTCGAATAAATGAGTTTACACGACCCATTGCCCAGCCCGCCATACCTACACCTGCTCGAGAGCCAGAAGAAAGAAAAGCTCCCTGACCTCTACGATAAACCTTTGCAAGTTGTCCATAAGTAAATCGAGTCTTTTTTGCTTTTGCTCTCAAAGTTTTTTGAGTTGCAGCAGACAACGGTCTTGCTTTTCTTTTTGGTGCCGCTTTTTTCTTTCGAGTAGCCTTTCTTCGCTTTACTGCCACTTACCTTCTCTTGCGTCTTCTATCTCGACGTCTTAATGCTCTTTCATAAGCATCGTGAGTTCTACCGGGCATATATATTTTATTCTTTCCTGTTCCGTGAGAGTGTATGCCAGAAAGCCCTAGCTTCCTGGCACGCGACCTAGCCGCTAGTTTTGTCTTATAGCGGGTAGGCATTCTACGTCTCCTTAATCTAGCCACGAGACCTTCTCTTCTTGCTCTTTTTCTTCTTCTTCTTTTTCATGCCCATGCCCTTACTTTTTTGCTTTTTTAGAATTGCAGCTTGAAGAGCCTTTGGAAGTTTCTTTTGCTTTGCTGTTAATGCCACCTTTTTCTCCTTTTCGTAATTCCTCTAAGAATTTACGATCTTGCTGTATAATTACAGCGACGGGAGTTTGGTTATTTCCTCCTTTTGTGTGGTCAGGGTGAGACCATAAAAATTCATATTCTTCTTGACTATCATTTAGCTTTTCTACAAACTCGTCTAGGTCATCTACTGACATATCTACTTGGTAGACGATTGCATCATATTCTTTTAAGTCTTGTATAATATCTTGCTTAGTAATTTTTATTCTACCTGCAAGATAAGATTCTAAACTCCAAGGACAAACTCTTTGTATACTTTGAAAGTACTTTTCCCAGTCTATTGGTAGTACTTCTTCCAATGCGCTACTGCCTCTTCATGAATGTAACAGTCATGCTGTTGACTTTTTACCCAGCATAGTTCTTGTATAATACGATTGTACCACTGTTTGTCATAATCATCATGAGCTTTTTCCATATCTTGTTTAAGTTGGGCAATTCTCATGTTGATATACTTTGATAAATCTGGGCTTCTGCCTCGTCTCATCACATCACCTGCGCTGCTATCAATCCTAGTAAAAACATTATAATTACACCCGAAGCAGTTATAATTCTGTTCTCCATTCGAGCAAGTGTTTCTTCTACATCTTCTATCCTAGAAAATATAGTCTTCCAACGCTCTTCACATTGAGTTGCATGAATTTGTAACTCAGATTCAATGTGGTCAACTTGTCTTTGTAATTCATCGCTCATGGTTTAAATATCGTGAGAACAATAAATAGCAAAGGTAAGAACACAGCCAAGCCACATATAGCATATAAAGTATAAAGGGCTAGTTGAGCATACTCTGCTCTTTTAGCAGCCTCTTCTCGTTCTCTTTGCAATCGTTCTTCTTTAGCTTTCTTTTGAAAAGCTAACCAGTCATCCCACATTCCTGGGCGTCCTGCCCAGATCATTTGTTGCTTTAAGTGATCCTCCATCTCCTTGATCTTCTCAAGTTCCATGAAGGCTTCCATATCGCTTTTGTATCCGTTTTTATTTGACTTCTTTTGTAAAGCAGTTTTTTGGTCAAAAAATTGTGCAACGACGCCTCCCATCTCATACAGGTCTTTGCCGTTGCCAATAGCTTCTTTAATTACACCGAAAGCCGCATTTGCGATCGCAATCTCTGCGAGCATGAAGCATTCTCTAGGTTACCCCTCCTTGAGAAGTTTCTCCATTAGCTTTCCATAATTTCCTTGGCCAAAGGGTAAACTCTCATTGTTTATCTGAACATTATTTTGAGTCTTAATATTAGTTGTTTCTGCTTTTGTGAGTTCAGCTTGTGCTTTGATCTCATCCATTCGCATACGATGTGCCATTTGTAATAAATCAGCTAAATCTTTACCCGAGTATACTCCTGTTTCCTGTGCTTCTTCTAGTTTTGACTGAATCATTTCATCAAGGACAGTAGCAATATTGTTCTTATTTCGATACCCCATATCTAAATATACGGTGTCGATGTATTTCTTTACTTCTCGCTTATTTAAAAGATCAACTACTTTATTTTCAGGCACCTGCAAATAGTCACAAACAGCTCGAATATTTCCGAACTGTAAATAACAGTTTGCGATTTCCAGCCCTTCGGGCGAAATAGTGGTTATTTCCTTTCCCATTTCTATTCCTTTAGGTTAATTATAGACCTTCCTATCTGCGAAGTCAAGAATTATTTTTCTCAGCCCCATTGCATCGCCATGGCTGCTGCTATTCCAAAGAAAGTAACAGATCGTTCCTTTCCTTGCCCGCCACCAAATTTATCGTAACCAGTATCACCTTGGTTACTCCATCGAGGTTTTCCGTCTACATACCGAGGTTCTATAACTTCGGTAGGTTCTAAGGGTGCCAAACCCCTCAGCCACAAACCAGTCTTTTTTGAAGCATCTTCTCCGTAATTATATGGCTGGACATATTGGGGCTTTGGCATAAAATCGAGCCGGGTGTTGATACATCCGACGGGGTTTTCAATACACATCTTTTCTGTAGGTGCATTCCAAATTTTTGTAATAAACTCTAAAGCTTCTTCTGTTTTTTGAGCCCTTCCTTCAATTTTACGATTCCAGTGTAAACCGGAAGAAGCAAGGTAAGTACAGGGAGGGTGAGCAATAACAAGATCAAAGCTCCATGGACTATCGTAGAGTACATCTATGACATCTCCTTGTATATGCCTTCCTGCCGCCTCTGTGGGCAATAAATCACAGGAAATTGCATCATGTCCCATTGCGCTAAAGCAATCTCGAACTGTTCCACTAAATTCACACGCTACTAGTACTTTCATCTACTATTCCTTTATTTTTAATAATTATACTGCAAGTGAGCATCAAAGTCAAGCGTTATTTTTCTTAGGTTTGAAAATACCCCAAGTTGTACGTGAAGGGGTGCGCGGCCGCGCTAAATGAGAATGAGTCTCATTACCGCCCCCCTGGGCGTAAGCCATTGATATTTCTACACTTTTTCTATCTTGGCACGCGGCCCGGCCTAGCACATCCCTGGGGCAGGTGTCAAGCTTTTTTTTGTGATTTATTACCAAAAAAATACTTGTACTTTTGGGCGCGAATGGTGCTATACTCTCAGCATGAGATGGGGGATTGGCTCTCATCCTAAATCAAAGGTAGCACTTTATGTCTAACTACACTGACAAGATGGTCGCGGCGATTCGCTCTGCGGCTCCTCTCAACCTCGCCAAAGCGAAAGCACTGGCAGAGGAATTCGGAACGGTATCACATCGCTCGGTCATTAGCAAGGCGCAGAGCCTCGGCGTTGAATACGTCAAGGCCGCACCTGCGGCTCGCTCCACTGGCCCAAAAGCCCCGACGAAAGCGGAATACCTTTTCGCCATTCGCAAGGGTTTGGCCTTACCTGCCCGTGAGGGCGATCTGACCAAAGCGGAGCTTTGCGTCATCCTTGAGAGCATCGGCTAAGATGCTCTCGCCCATCATCGGCTGGGCTGGGGCGCTGTGCATGGCACTCGCCCCTTTCGCCATCGATACGGACGCGGGGAAACTCGCGGCCATCGGCGGGCTGGCTTTGTTGACTCTGCAAGCGATAGATGGTAAACTCTGGAACTTGGTTTTCTTAAACATCGCTGGAATTATAGGTTACTCTTATGCGCTTTATTTTTGATCTCGATATGACAACCGTTGACAGCTCGCATCGTCAACACTTCATCAACGGCAAGCTGGACTTGCCTCGCTGGAAGCGTGACAGCACACCCGCCAACATCATGCGGGACTCGCTGTTGCCTCTCGCGCGGCACTGGCGTTCAGCGTTTCGCGCTGGCGCTGAGATTGTGGTTTGCACTGCGCGTGAAATGAGCGCGGCAGACTATGAGTTTTTACGCGCTCACGGTCTGCGCTATCATGCGATACTGTCGCGGCCTGCTGGCAATAGCTCACCCGATGGTGAATTGAAAGAGCGGCTCATCCGCCAATATGCCATGACCAAGCCTATCACATGGGCGCGCTTTTGCCGTCAGACTGTTATGTTTGACGACTCGCAAAATGTCATCAAAACCCTTGCGCCTCTGGGCGTTCGTATGGTAGAATCAACCCACATTAATGAGAGACTTGCGGCATGATGGATAAGAAAATTTTTATGGTTCTCGACACTGAAACGGTTGGCCTTGAGGGTCACGTTTACGACGTGGGCTATGCCATCACAAACAAGCGCGGCGACATTGCGCTTGAGCGCAATTGGCTGGTCGAGGAAAATTTCACCAACCCCAAGAAAATGATGGGCGCGTTTTACGCTGGCAAGCACTTCACCCACTACGCCCGAATGCTTCAGGACGGCGACATTCGCTTGACCCCTTGGGCTGAGATCGTCGGCACTCTCCGCGCGGATATGCTGACCTACGGCGTCAACGTCATATCGGCATACAATGCCGGTTTCGATTTCCGTGTTCTGCGACAGACTCACGCAGACCTCGGCGGCACTGGCGCGATTGTTCAATCGCCGGTTGACGTTCTCGATATCTGGCAATTTGCTTGTGAGACAAAACTATCGCAAAAATCCTACGCTCGCATTGCGCGCTCACTCGGCTGGATTTCACCGGCTGGCAATATCAAGACCGGAGCGGAATTTGCCTATCGCTACGTTTCGGGCGATCCTGAATTTATTGAAGATCATACCGCACTAAGCGATGCTCGCATTGAGGTCGCGATTCTCGCGGAATGTTTCCGACAGAAAAAATCTGTGCCTTACGGCATTATCAACGGTGCGCCTTGGCGTATCGTCAACCCACAAGCGGGCAACGATGCCCACGTTCACGGGAGCAAGGTAGCATGAGATATTTGGCTCTGGCTTACTTGGCTTATTCTATCATCACCGATCTAGCAATTTGGGGCGGTGCGTTTTACTACTTTTTCGGAGCACCTACGCCATGAAAAAATTGCAAGCAAAACTAAATCGACTCGCGGAAAATCTGGAATCACCCATCGCGGTGATTCTGGAAGGGCGCGACACTGCGGGGAAATCCTCAACGATTCGAGAATTGACCCACTACCTACCGCCGGATCTTTACAGCGTTTGCCTTTCTCACAAGCCTAGCAAACAGGCGATGGCGTCATGGCTCCCCTACTGGGAAACCAAACTCCCGCGAA